CAGCAAAAGCCACGTCAACGGCATGATCCGGGACGTTCCTGTTCTGGGCGACCTGGCTCCGTGGTTTGGCCGCAAGCACAGCGACAACACCCTCGACCAAAAGATATTCGCGAACCGGCGGACGCTCTGGATCCGGGGCGGCAAGGCCTCGCGCAACTACCGTGAGAAATCCGCCGACGAGGTTATCTACGACGAGCTCTCGAACTTTGACGAAAGTGTTGAAGGCGAGGGCGCGCCGATTACCCTGGGCGACAAGCGACTCAACGGTGCGATCTACCCGAAGTCAATCCGTGGCTCAACGCCGAAACGAGTTGGCTCCTGCCAGATCACCAAGGCCGTCGAAGAGTCACCCTATCTGCTCAAGTACCACATCAACTGCCCGCACTGCCGGCAGGAACAGACGCTGAAGTGGGGCGGCAAGGATTGCGAGTTCGGCCTGAAGTGGGAAAAGAACCCGCTCGGTGAAGCTGAGAAAGCCTGGTACGTGTGCGAGCACGCCGCCTGCGTCATCTGGCACAACGAGATGGTCGAGGTTTCCAAGACCGGTCGGTGGATCTGCGAGCACACCGGGATCTGGACACGCGACGGCATGGACTGGTTTGGAGTCGATGACGAAATCATTCGTACTCCGCGCTCCGTCAGCTTCAGCATCTGGGCGATCTACAGCACTTGGAGCACGTGGCTTAGCCTGGCCGAAGAATGGTTGAATGAGAAAGGTGACGTTTCGAAGCTGATCACCTTCATCAACACCACGCGCGGTGAAACGTGGGATGACGACCAGGGTGAGAAGCTCGACTCCGAAGTCCTGTACGGTCGCCGCGAAGTTTATCCGCAGGTACCGGCTCTCGGTCTGGTCCTTGTTGGCGGCATCGATACTCAGGACGACCGTTTCGAGGGCCGCGTCTGGGCATTCGGTGCGGGCGAGGAAGCGTGGTTGGTTCATCGCTTCATTCTGATGGGCGACCCTGCCAGTGAAGAGCTCCGCCGTAAGGTAGGGCTTGAGTTACACCGGCAATTCACCCGCGTGGACGGCACCGTCATGAAGGTTGAGCGCTGGACGTGGGACGCCGGCGGTCACTATGCGGACGAGGTCTACGCCGAGAGCCGCAAGCACGGCGTGCAATGGGTTGTGCCAATCCGTGGTGCGACCATCTACGGCAAGCCGATCGCGAACTTCCCGCGCACGAAGAACAAGGTGCACAAGGTCTTCCTCACCGAGGTCGGCACCGACAATGCCAAGGAACTGCTTTACAGCCGGATGGGGCTCCCCGTCGATACGGCTGCATCCCAGGCGGGCGTTACTCAGCCAGGGGTAGTTCACCTTCCGGCCAACGACGCGATCTGCGACGAGTCGGAGGTGAAGCAACTCACCTCCGAAAAGAAAAAAGCAGCCATATCCAAAGGCAAGCGCGTGATGCGCTGGGACAGCGGCGGCCGCCGAAACGAGGCGCTCGATTGCTTTGTGTACGCGCTTGCCGCGCTACGCATCTGCCAGCAACGGTTCGGGCTTGATCTCGATCTGCTGGTTGCTGCGGTCACCGGCGGCAATGAACCGGACGCGGAAGAACGACCGCGGAAGAAATCCACATTCTGGTAGTGAGACTTATGGCTTTCACAATCGAGCAGTACCAGGCCTTGCAGGCGGCCATCGCCGAAGGCGCGCTGTCCGTCCGCTATGCCGACAAAAGCGTTACTTACCGGTCGCTCGACGAGATGATCCGGATTCTAAAACTGATGGCCGGTGAACTCGGACTGAATGCAAACAACGACGGCGGTCGCCGCTACACCTCATTCTCGAAAGGATATTACCCATGAGCATGCTCGACAGCCTGTTCCCTGGATATGCCGCGAAACGATCGGACGCGCGCCTGAAAAAGCTGCGCACCGAGATGACAATGGACATGCTGAAGCGTCGGTTCGAGGGCGCGGCAGGCGGCCGAAGAAACGATAGATGGCGCGCCACTGGTGCTGATGCAAACGCCGAGAACGCCCCAGCACTAGCGAAGCTTCGGAATCGCGCTCGCGAACAACGCCGGAACAACCCATTTGCCGAGCGAGCAATCACTGGCATAGCAGATAACACGGTTGGTGCCGGCATCGTTCCATTGCCATTGGCGAGGCGTGATCGTGATGGCCTGAAACTGATGGATCTTTGGAAGGCTTGGGCGGAGACGACAGCTTGCGACGCGGATGGCTTAGAAAACTTCTACGGGCTTCAGCACATGATCATGGAGGCGACCGCCGAAAGTGGTGAGTGCCTGATTCGACGTCGGCGTCGGTTCAGTTCGGATGGCCTTCCTGTGCCAGTCCAGCTGCAAGTTTTGGAAGCTGACTTTCTCGATGAAAACAAGGCGATGGTCCTTGGTCTGAACGAAGTCATTCAGGGTGTCGAGTTCGATGCTCTTGGTCGAAGGGTCGCGTACTGGTTGTTCGATAGACATCCTGGCTCGAACGCGGCATGGGGATCGCTGCAGTCGTCGCGCGTGCCAGCCGAAGACGTGATTCATGTGTTCTTCCGGAAGCGGCCAGGTCAGGCACGGGGTTACACCTGGCTGGCTCCTGTGATCCAGCGCATGAGCAAGTTCGACGAGATGGAAGATGCCGTCATGGAACAGGCGAAGATCGCCGCCTGCTTCGCTGGATTCATTACCAAGGACCCTGAAAATAGCCCCACAGGCTCCACTAAACGACCGCCTCTCATTGATCGCATGGAGCCAGGAATGCTTCAGGAGTTGTCGATCGGCGAGGAGGTTAGTTTCGGCACTCCGCCAACCTTCAACGGTTACACGCCCTATTCCTGGCAGGCGCTGCATGCCATTGCCGTCGGCTTGGGCGTCCCTTACGAACTGCTGACCGGCGACCTCAAGGGCGTGAACTTCTCGAGCGGCCGTATGGGTTGGCTCAACTTTGCTCGCCGTGTCGATGTCTGGCAGTGGCGAATGCTGATCCCTCAGCTCTGTGATCAGGTCTGGCGGTGGTTCATGGAGGCACAGGTGTTGCTGCCTGGCGGGGTAACGGATGACGTCAAGGCTTACTGGGTTCCGCCCCGTCGCGACATGGTCGATCCGAAGTCGGAAACCGAAAACGTTATCACGCGGGTACGCAACGGCCTGACCACGTGGCCCGACGCCTTGCGCGAACTCGGCATCACGGACCCGAAGCGGCATGCAGAGCAAATCAAAAAAGCCAACGACATGATCGACGAATACGGCCTGGTCCTGGATTGCGACCCACGCCGAGTCGCGGCCGCTGGCTCACCCAGTCAGCCGCCAATCACTGAAGAGAAACCAGACGATGCCAACCCCGAATCAGGCGACGACCAACAAGACACATGAGACGCCAATGCTCAGCCTGCGTGCCGCGGTGCGCGAAGGCTCGGTTGACGTCGAGCAGCGCACCGTAGAACTGACCTGGACCACTGGCTCGAAAGGCCGGCGGTGGTCATGGGACATCGGCAGCTACATGGAAGAGCTCGAGGTCAGCGCCAAGGCACTCCGTCTTGATCGATTGAACAACGGCGCCCCTTTCCTGAATGCCCATAGCTCGTATGAGCTTTCCGATGTCATTGGCGTTGTGGAAAAAGCATGGCTCGAAGGCGAAGAGGGCCGAGCTCTGGTCCGCTTCAGCCAGCGCGAGGATGTCGAGGGCATCTTCCGTGATGTGCAGGACGGGATCCTGCGCAACATCAGTGTTGGCTATGCCGTCCACCGTTACGAAGTGGTGGAAGAGGAGGACGACAAGCTTCCGACCTACCGCGCGGTGGACTGGGAGCCACTTGAACTCTCCCTGGTGCCGATCGGTTTTGATGACGGCGCCAAGATCCGCAGCGCCCAAACCGCCGCTGACTACCAGGGCCAACGCTTCAACACCATTTTTGAAGTTCGCGAGGCGCAACAGCCTCTCGACAAACCGGCCGCCGTGGCCAACACCACCGAGGAAAACCCGATGACTGAAGAAGAAAAGCGCGCGGCCGAGGAGTTGATCCGTCGCGAAGCCGCTGATGCCGAGCGTAAGCGCAGCCTGACCATTCGCCAAATGGCGAAGAAGGTTGGTCTGGGCGAGGATGTCGCAGAAGATTTGGTAGCCCGTGGCGTCTCAATCGCGGAAGCCAGTGCTGCTCTGATCGACAAAGTGGCCGAGCGCCAAGCTGGTAGCCAGACCGAATCTCGCAACACTCAGCCAACCATCGTCGGTGGCCTGGACCAGACCGTTCTCACGGCTAAGCGTGAGGCGATGCAGAATGCTTTGCTCAACCGTTGCAACCCGACCATCGCCCTGATCGAAGGCGCCCGGGAGTTCCGCGGCATGCGCTTGCTCGATCTTGCGCGTGAGTGCGTGGAAACTGTCGGCGGCAATGCACGCGGCATGCTCCCTCAAGAA